CCGGGACTTAGACCGCCCGGGCTTTCGTGCGTCTAAGCCTTCCCACACTTGACCCGGCCTCCCGGTCACGCTAGGACGCATGACGGTTATCGAGACGGCGCGTTTTCTGCTGAAGAAGTACACATCAGGCGGCGACCCGCACCCGACGCGCATCGACTTCGACGACATGATCGACACGGTCGAGAACAACGCCGCGATGTACGCGCAGGGCATCGCGACCGCGAAGCCCGCGGCGGGTAAGTCGGGCCGGTTCTTTTGGGACGAAACGAACGAGCGCCTGAATTATGACACCGGCACGGCGTGGAAGGACGCGAACCCGAACGGGGGCGGCGGCGGCGGGCGTAAGGTCACCCCCGGCCTAGACGGCATCGAAGGGACCAGCGCACGGGCGGCGCGGGCGGATCATACGCACCGGCTCGACCTCGCCACGTCAGCGGCTGCTGGTGCCATGTCAGGGGCCGACAAAGCCCTCATTGACACCGCCACCGCGGCGGCGACTGCGAACGCCTTAGCGAAGCGTGACGCCGGGGGCAGGCTGTCCGTCGGGACTCCCGTCAACTCCGACCACGCCGCGACAATGGCCTACGTCGACGGGACACTCACACAGTCAGCGGATTACACCGACGCCAAGGTGAACGCCGGGGCGACCCCGACCAGGCTCACGCCGCTGGCCGTCACCGGGTACTCGATCACCGGGGACATTTTCACCGAAAACAAAGGCACCTACAAAGACGTCAAGGTGACCCTGAACGTCACCCGCACCGGCGCCGACGGACTGATCCCCACCACCTTTGCCAGCTTCGGCGCTGTCCTGCCGATAGGGGCGCGCGGCGTCTCCATCGACCACTACCTGCCCGTCTCCATCAGCGGCGGGTCAACGAACGTCCACGCGACGGTGTTCCTGAACACGTCGACGGGTGTCCTGCAGATCAAGGGCACGTCGGCGTTCACGTTCACGGCCGGGTCGCTGTTCACCCTGTCGGTGTCCTACACGGTGCCAGCGGCATGACCCGGCTGATAACGGCCCTCGGCCGGCTGACCCGCACCGACTGGGCGTTCATCCACTTCAAAGCGGCGTTGGGCATCCTCCTGATGACCCCGCTGGTGCAGCTGGAATCGCTGAAATCAAGCACGACGGTCTGGTTTTTGTGTGTGTGGGCGTCCCTGACGATCATCGGCTTTTGGGTGTCGGTGGCCGGCCTGGTGATGTCAGCGCAAAAGTACGAGTCCCGGCACAAAGGCTTCGTCGTCGAAATGACCGGGCTGGTGCTGCTGATGATCGGCCCGGCCGTGTTCGCCGCAGTGCAGGCCGGCGTGTGGATCACGACCGGGCAGTCGAAGGCCGTTGCGATCGCGTTCTGCTACGTGATCATTACCGCGATCATCGCCCGCATGGTCATGGTCAAGGGCGCGGCGAAGTCCCGCACCGTGATCTACAAGTTCACCGAAAGCATCGACAATGACTGACCCGTATCTGGCGGTCGCGGTGCAGGTCTTCGCGCTGGCCGAAACCGACCTCCCCCTGCCCCTGCCCCTCATGCTCGGCCTGTTCACTTTGGTCGGCGGGGTCGTGACCGCGATCTTCGCCGCCGTCAGCAAGAAGTGGCGCACCCCCGCCGATGACCGGGAAGACCGGAAGATCGGCATCGAAGCCGACGAACGCCTCCTGAAACGCTTCGAAGACATGCTCGCCGAACGCGACACCAAACTCGCCGGCCTCGAGGCCAGGCTCGAAGCGCTCAACGCCAAAGTCGAGGGCTACCAGCGCGAACGAACCGTGCTGATCGACTTCATCTACGCGCTCGTCCGCATCATCCGTGAACACGACGCGATCCCCGAAATCCCGTTACCACCGGGCGGGATCTACATCAGCGGGCACCCCTCGAACGTGCAAGCAGCGGACGCCGACGCCTAAGCCTTCCCACAACCGGGAACGCCCCGACCGCACCCTAGACGCATGTATGAGTACCAGGCCGAAGTTATGCGATGGGTGGACGGGGACACCGTCGACCTGTCAGTCGACTTGGGATTCGGGGCGTCGTGGCGATCACGGTTCCGGCTCTACGGGGTAGACACCCCCGAACGCGGCAAGCCCGGGCACGCGGAAGCGACCGCGTTCTGCATGGGCGCCGCACCCGAAGGCATCGTCGTGACCATCAAGTCGCATAAGCCCGAGGCCATGCGGCAAGACAAATACGGGCGGTGGCTCGCCGAAATCACCACCCCCGCGGGCCGGTCCCTGAACGACGCCCTCGTCACCGCAGGGCTTGCTATTCCCTACTTCGGCGGCACGAAAGGCACCACATGACCACCATCAATGAATCCCTGACAGCCAAGGGCTACACGGCAGCGGCGGACGTTCCGGCAGTGTTCGGTCGTCCCCGCACGATCGACGGCATTGTGATCCATCACTGGGGCCTGACCGGGCAAACCCATGACGGCGTCGTTGACTTCTTCGTCAATGGCCCCGGCCAGACCTCGGCGCACTTTGTCGTCTCGGCGGGCCGGATCAACTGCCTGGTGTCCCCGCTGGACGCGGCATGGCATTCCGGTAACGCGGTGGGCAACGCCACGACTATCGGTGTTGAGTGCCGGCCTGAAGCGACGGACGCGGATTACGCGACTGTGGCTGAGCTTGTCGCGTGGCTCCGGTCTGAGTATGGCGATCTACCCCTCACCCCGCACCGGCAGTGGCAGTCCACCGCCTGCCCCGGCGTGTGGAACCTTGACCGCATCAACAGGCTTGCCACCACGGCCACCATCAAAACCGCCAGCACCGAAACCCCTTTGGAGGATATCTTGGCTACTCTTAATAACGACGAAAAGACCCGTCTAATGACAGCCGTTGACCGCGTCATCGCCTACCTCGACGCCCCGGTGTCCAAGGTTGACGAAGCGGTCCTCGACGCGAAGATCACCCGCGCGGGCGTGGGCGGCGAAACCAGCCTGCGCAGCACCGTCGCCTACCTTGATAAGAACCTCAACGGCATCCGTGACGCTAAGAAGGTCGCCCCGTAATGCTTACCTCGATCCTCCGAACCCTTGTGCCCGCGTTGTGGGGCAGCCTGGTCGCGTGGCTGATCGGTGTCGTGCCGATCCTGTCCCCGCTCGAAGCCCATTTGCTGGGCTTGTCTGACGTGATCCTGCCGGTCATTACCGCAGTGATCATCGCGGCATGGTATGCGTTCTGGCGGTGGCTGGAACCGCGCCTGCCGGATTGGCTGACCCGCGCCGTCCTCGGCTCGGCCAAGGCCCCGGTTTACGTGGGCAAGCACGAAGCCGCCTAGCTAAGCCTTCCCACACGGCCATGCCCCGACCGGTAACGATCGGGGCATGGCCGTTTTGTCGTTTCCGTTCAGATTAACCCCGACGGGGTCTGTCGCGACCGTCGAAGAAGGCTCGGATGCGGCCGTCGACGAAGCGATCGCTGTGCTGTGCCTGACGACCATCGGCGAACGGCACATGCGCCCGACCTTTGGTGTGCCCGACCCCGGGTTCGCCGGGTTGCATGTCGGTGACGTTCAGGTCGGCCTTGATGAGCACGGCCCCGAGGGCATCACGGTCCTGTCTGTCGATTCGACCCCGATCAATAACACGCAGGAAGCCGCCGATATCCGGTGGACCCGCACGGAAGGCGCCGAGTAAGTGGCTGAGTCGTTTGATGTTCCCGAGCTTGAAAACCTGAACCTGCTCAACGCAGGCACCGAAGTCGACTACGCGGATGCCGCTGTGACGTATATTCAGTCGGTCATGCCGGAATGGCAGCCGCGCGGCGGGGCGACTGAGATGGTGCTTATTGAGGCCCTGGCGGTCATGCTCGGCCCCGAAATCCTGTCGCTGCAGTTGTTGGCGCCGCGGGTTGTGGAGCAGTTCGTCGGCCTCATGGGCACCGTCAGGTCTGAGGGTGTTGAGGCTAGGGGCCGGGTCGAGTTCACGGTCACGAACTCGTCCCCGTCGCAGTTCGTCCCGGCCGGGACACGGCTGCGCCTGAACCTTGACGCGTCGCTGGAATCGGTGGACGTGTTCACGACCGAAGACCTGACCATCATCACCAGTGAAACCCTGACCGGGCAGGTGAATGTGATCGCCGACCGGATCGGCTCACTGCCCAACGGCTCCCCCGCGGGCGCGCCCCTGACGGTCGTCGACAACCTGCCGTTCATCGAATCCGTGGTCCTCGCAACCGCGTTGCTGGGCGGGCAGGATCTGGAAGACGACGGCGTGTTCGCCGGCCGTGCAGCCGCGACAATGGCCCGCCAAACCTCAACACTCGTCCACCCTGAACAGTTCGCCTACGCCGCGTTGTCGAAGGTCGGTATCGGCCGGGCGCTGACCCTGGACAACTTCGACCCCGCAGCCCCGACAGTCACCACGTACGGGCATGTGACGGTCGCCGTCGCCGGCCTCGACGGCCTCGCCGTGTCCTCGGACCTGATGACCGAGACCCGCAACGATTTGGCTGAGCAGGCCCTCGCGTCGTTGACCCTGCATGTGATCGCACCGACCTACACCCCTGTCGATATCGCCGTGACCGTCAAGGCGCAAGCCGGTTGGACCGAAGCGCAAGTCACCGAATCCGTCACCGCCGCCCTGACCGCATGGATTAACCCGTTGACGTGGGCGTGGGATGACGCGGCGACACAGTTTGAGATTGTGACCGTCGTCGGTAACGCCCCCGGCGTGAAGGAAGTGACTGCGGCCCCGGCGACGATCACCCTGACCGGCACCGCCCCCCTGCCCACACTGGGCACTATTGCTGTGACGGTGACCGCATGACGATAGACGCCGTACCCGTCCACTCCTGGACCAAAACGTGGTGGGGCATGCTGCCCACCGCGTACCGTGCTGCTGATGCGGTGCAGGAAGCGCCGGGCCTGTTGTATCAGGTCGGGTTCAACGCCGAGCCGTTGTTCATCAAGGGCTTAGACGGGTGGACGGTGACACCGGTTGAGCAGGACGCCGATTTTGTGACGTTGAAGTTCGTGCGCGTCTTCAACGGCATCGACGTGAAGCTGCCTGTTGTGTTTCAGGCGTGGTGGACGGCTGACGCGCCGGGCGCGACCCTTTCGTTGAACCTCCGCGACGGTGTCGGCCGTGACCTTGGGACGCATGACTTCACGGACCTGCCGACCGGTGACGGGGACGACACCCTGATCGGCACGCTCGCCGCGTCCGAGCCGGTCACGGCCACACTCATCTTCGGGTCGCCGATCGGTGACGGCGGTCTGTTGTTCAACATACGGGGCGTGAACGTCGGGAACCGGGCGGTCGCGTTCGAAGCGCTCCCCGGCAACGTCGTCTCAGCCCACTACCCGCTGTTGCGGTTCATGGAAGGCGTGGGGCAGATCGCCGGGCAAATCCGTGACCTGTCCGACGGGTTCTGGGGCGGCGAGTTCCTCGACCCCAACAACACCCCCGACAGTGCGTTGCGGTGGGTCGCCCAACTCATGGGCGTCCCCAAGGTTGTGCGTGACCAAACCCCGGCGCAGTTGCGCGCCTACCTCGTTGACCTCGCCGTCAACGGGCGCCCCGCGTCGGGTACGCGGCGGGATATCGCGAACGCGGCCCGGGCGTTCCTGACCGGCACCAAACAAACCATCATGGTCCCCCACCCGACCCGCCTGCACTCCCTGGTCATGCTGGTCAAGGCCGACGAAGTCCCGGGCGGCAACCTCGCCGCCGTCGTTGACGGTGTCCGCGCGGCCGGTGTCGTCCCGGCCGGGCACGAACTCACCGCGCAAACCGCGTCCGCGACCTGGGACCAGTGGGAGGCCGCAGCCGGCATCACCTGGGCCGAGGTTGAAGCCGTTGCCCGCACCTGGACCGAAGCCGATTCCCTCGGCGTGACCATCGAAGGATAAGAACATGGCAGACACAGCAGGCGTTCAGGTCTTCGTCGGCCCCGCGAACCAACTAGAACTCGGCACCGTCACCGAAGGTCCGACCGGCGTCACGTTGGAGACCGTGTCCGACCGCCTGCAAAGGCTGAACTTCTCGATCAGCGCGCCGACCGCCGAAGTGCTGGCTGAGGCGACCGCAGCCGCAGCCGCAGCGGACGCAGCCGCCGCGACCGCAGCCACGGCGCAGGGTAACGCTGCCGCATCAGCGACCGCCGCCAGCACGTCCGCAACGGCCGCAACCGGTGCGCAGACCGCCGCGACAACCTCCGCGGCCAGCGCCGCCACGTCAGCGACCAACGCGGCCACGGCGGTCACGAACGCCGAAACCGCGATCAGTTTGGCTATGGCCGGGGGCATCACCGTCGACCCGGCCGATCCTGACGTGCTGGTCATCAGCACCCACGCCGACGGCACGATCGCCGTCGACCCTACCGACTCCGACGTCCTACTCATCACCGCCTAAGAAGGGGCCTGCACCAATGGTTACTAAACGGACACCGACCATCGACTCGGGCGGGAAACTGCTCGACAAATTCATCCCCGACCGGCTCGTCAGCAAGTGGCAGCCGAACACCGCCTACACGGCAGGGCAGCCGGTCGTGTCCCCGGCAGGTGACATGGTGACAGCCGTCGCCAACTTCACATCCGGCGCGTCCTTCAACGCGGCGAACTGGAACATCTCATCTTCGTATGACCGCGCCGGTCAGGCCGCGGCTCTCTCTATCGTCTTTGGAGGCTAAATCATGGCTGGTCAGAACATTCTCGGCGCGGCATCCATCAGCCCGCAGATCATCGTCTCGCAGCAACTCGGCACCGCTGATACGGCTATCTACACCGCCCCCGCGAGCACGTCCGTGAAGGTTGCTCAGGCCACGCTGTGCAACACCACGGCAAGCCCTGTCACCGTGTACCTGTCGTTGGTTCAGACGGGCGGCACCCTCGGCGACGGAACCCACAGGGTCATCAGCGGCTACACGCTTGCTGCAAACGACACGCTGGCGCTGAAGGACTACATCGGCGGGGCGATGCTCGGCCCCGGCGACAGGATCGCAGCCTACGCAGGCACCGCCGCCGCCGTTGACCTCGTCGTGACAGGCACGGTGCACGCATGAGCAGGTCACTGAGCCAACGCGCCACCCTGAAGACACCGGCTGAGAGCGCCACGTTTGCGCGCAGGCCAGCGAACACCCTCGGCCGACTCGGGGACTCCCTGACCGCCCAGTCGTACTATGAAGACGCGGCAGGCTCACCGCCCGTCAAGGTTGTCTCCAACCGCGGCTACGGGGCTTGGGGCCTCGCCCTCGTGGGGCAGCGGCTACAGGTCACGCACGAGGCCGGCATCGGCGGGCAGACCACGACTGACATCCTCGCCCGCACCGACGCGTTCCTCGCCGCGGGCGTACCGGCATGGGTGGATCTTCAGGCGGGCACAAACGACCTGCTCGCCAGCGCGTCGGCTACGACTATCACGACCAACCTTGACGCGATCCTGACGAAGCTCCTGAACGCGGGTTGCCGGGTCATCCTCCGCACCCTGCCCCCGATTAACACGATCACGGGCGGGCGTTTCACCCTGATTCAGGTCAACAACTGGATTCGCCGCCAGGCCCTCACCCGCCCCGGTATCCTGCTGGTGGACTGGACCGCGAAACTCTCGCAGAACGATGGCACGTGGGTGCCCGCGTACACCACGGACGGCATCCACCCGAACCCTGTCGGCGCTGTCGTCATGGCCAAGATCTGGGCTGACGTGGTCTCGAAGAACATCCCGAACGTGGACGTGCTGCCGCAGTACGGTTCCGACCCGGAAAGTTTCGTCACCAACCCGATGATGAACGGCACGGCGGGCACGCTGGCCTCCACCGCATCGGGGGACGGCAGCACGGGCACCGTAGCGGACGGCTGGCGGTACGACCGCATCTCGGGCACCGTAATCTCCACACTTAGCTCCGTGGCCCGCACGGACGGCGTGTCCGGCAAGTGGCAGCAGATCAACCTGACCACGGGTTCATCCGCAACGGCGTCGGGGCGGCTCACGTTCCGCACGGCCAGCGCGGGCGCGGCCAACACCAACGGCCTGTCCTACGCAGCAGGGGACAAGGTTTACGGGCTGGTGGAAATGCAGCTGGGAACGGACATTGTGTCCGCCGCCGCGAAGTACATCAGGGTAACGGCGGCAGCAGTGAACACGTCGTTCACTGACGTGTTCCAAAGCAAGGCGTTCGACGTGGACCCCGCGAACTCGCTGCCGGGCGGCACTGACTCGCCTACCGACAACATGGTCTTCGCAACGCCGCCGTTCACCATCCCGGCAACGGGCACGCAGTGGCTTGAACTCCGCGTCGACCAGACCGCCAAGGGCACTATCCGCGTCGGGCGTGCGGGTCTCTGGAAGGTCGGAACCGGGCCGCTCTACCAGCCGGGCTACTCGCTCTACTACGCCGTACCGTAAGGCTCTAACTTGAGGCCGTCCCACACCCCCGCCGCGGGGCGTGGGACGGTCTTCTTTATAGGGAAGGGGCGCTTATGCCTGTCGTTCGTTTTTACAGGTCGTCACCGCTGCCTGACGGGTCGCTCGTGCCTGCGTCGGGGCGGCTGAGGTTCCGGCCGTCGACGGCCCGCACGATCGACGGCGCCCCGGATAACGTCGTGACACCTGTCCCGTTCAATGTGGCGCTGATCGCCGGGGCCGCTGACGTGACGCTCGCCCCCACGGCGGCGGGTTGGGCGTGGCGGGTCGACGAGTCCGTCGACGGCATCCGGGACGAATCGTATTTCGTACTGGTCCCCGACGTGGCCGGGCCGGTCGATGACGCCGACCTTGTCCGGGTCAACCCCGGCACCCTGGCACCGCAGGCGGCGCCCGAAGCTGCCTGGTGGGCTGAAGTGCAGCGCCTCGAAGCGGCCACGTCGGGAGGTTTTGCGGTTGACCCGACGGACGCTGATGTTTTGCTGATCACGACACGAACTGACGGGTCGATCGCGGTTGACCCTGGCGACGCTGACGTGTTGCTGATAGCGACCTGAGCCGACAGGAAAGGCCCGCCCCCTAGCAGGGGCGGGCCTTTGTGTACCCGACAGGGTTGTTGTCGCCAGACTCTTTTACTGTAGCGCGTTGCGCTGTCACGCGCCTTCCCCCGACGGGTTGCCGGGCTGGTTCATGGTGATATCCGGTGTTGCGTTCATCGTAATAACCGGGTAGGTTTGTTCTAGCGGTTAAATAGTCCAAGCCGCTGAAACAAAGTAACCGAAAGGATAGTCGCCATGTTGCCAGACCGGGCCGACACTATCGCCATTATTGAAGAACAGGTCGCGAAAGCGGCCGAATACTGGGGCACCGAGTTCGACGTCGAACACAACGCCTACAACGAACTAATCCTCGCCGATGTGAAGATCACCCGGCAGCAGTTCGCCGAACTCGTCGAAGCGAAAATCGCTATCCAATGGGCCGACCAGCATGCCGACCTGTCCCGCTACGGCCTCGAAGACGAGTGCGACTGGTTCACCCGCGCCGAGTTCATCCGCGAACAAAGGGCCGAATGGGTCGAACCGATCCTCGCCACCGTGGCCCGCCGCACCCGCGAAGCCCGCGAGTTCGAGAACGCCGACCGGCTCAACGAACAGCTGGCCGCGTAATGGACGCCTCAGCAGCCGCGACCGCCCTCGCCGCGCCCCCACGGACGGAAACCTACGGGCTGCCCGAACAGTGCCCGCACCTGATCGCCAAGCTGCGCTTGGTCGACCCGGCCATCCTCGCCGCCATCACACACCCGAAGGCAGCAGCATGAAGGGCCTACGCCTCACCCGCCGCGGCGAAATCGTACGCGACACCCTCATCGTCGCCGCAGGGGCAGCCGCGTTCTTCCCCGTCATGTCCCTGAT